AATGTATTTGACCTTTTTGGAGTACATTGAAAACCCTGCAAGGTTTGGCGCAGTGGGGATATTGATAAAAACAAAGCCCGGTTGTAAAGAACCTGTAAAGGCTGCCCTGCTTGACGCATTAAAGGACGTAGATAATAATTTGCACCGGGCAATGTATAGAATGAAGCAGGTCATGGGCTGGAATAAAGACATACCAGACGGCTTAAATTAATAATACTTGACAAAAGGTACGTAATATGGTAAAAATTCTCCAAGATAGATATAATTGTCTAAATATACAATTTAATAATTAATTAACCGCTTTTACAGGCGGTTTTTTTATTTCCTAAATTATGAGTTATCCTATTGTAAATCTACTTAAACTATCAGACTTGCAGTTAATCAATGATGTGTTTGGCACAAAATACAAACGTGTAAAAATACGGGATAGTTTTGAAGAGCAGTTAAGGTATCATCACATGAGCGAGGCTGAATACAATTACTACAAAAGGATAATGGAGCAAAAATTTAAAAGACATTAACCTTAACGATTGGAGAGGTTGCAGGGAGGGTGGGTAGGACTAAGGAGTAGCTATGCCATATAATCCAGCCAGTCCGTGCCGGTATGCCCTGTGTCCACGTATGGCCATAAAAGGTAGTGGTTATTGTGAGATACATCAGAAGAATATAAAAATAGAAAAGGTTAGGCCCGTTGCAGGGTCCTCCACGAGGCCCTCTGCTGCTAAGCGAGGTTATGGCTGGAGCTGGCAGAAATTAAGAGATTGGTATATAAAACAAAATCCATTATGCGAAATGTGTAGGGCTGCGGGTATGGTGTACCCTGCGGCTGTAGTACATCATAAGAAAAGATTAAAAGATAATTTAGATTTAAGATTGTATATAGAAAATTTACAAAGTTTATGTGTTGACTGTCATGCTAAGGTTACAGCAGAGGAAAAGAAAGCTGATAGGAATATTATGCCAGGGTAGGGGTGGATAAAATCCTCCAGGCTTTTTGCTCCTAGACCGAAAGGGCCACCCTCGCTTTAGTTTTCGCAACTTCAATTAAAATGGTATGAAAGTTGAAAAGTTAGAATTTATAGCATCGTTGCCGCCGATAGCTTCAGCAATACAAATTTCTGGCCTCGGGGACGGCGCAATAATTAAACTGGATATTCCAGCAAGTGAGCTTTATTCAATAGTACAACTTCAACTACTTGCGGGAAAAGTATTTAAAGTAACCATTGAGGAAATTAAGGATATAAGAAATGGCAAATCCCAGACCAAAACCAACAGCGCTTAAAATTTTAGAGGGTAATCCCGGAAGACGTCCTTTGCCTAAAAAAGAACCTAAGCCGGCACTTGCACTAATGCCATGCCCACAGTATCTAAAAGCTGATAGTATCGCTTATGAGGAGTGGAACAGGATAGTTCCTGAACTTTATAATCTTGGACTTTTAACCAAAATTGACAGGGCAGCTCTTGAGCTTTACTGCAGCCAGTATTCAATTTACAGACAGTCATTTGAGACATTAAACAGCGAGGGTTTAATCACAACAAATATTCGCAATGGTGATAAAGCTCACCCATCAGCACAAACTGCAAGAGAGGCTGCAAAAATCATAAAAGCCATTGCTGTTGAGTTCGGGCTTACTCCCTCATCAAGAGCAAGAATATCTGTCCCGTCTGAGGCTGTTGATGATGAGTTTGAGAAAATGATTGATTGATATGTATGATGAAAAAAGAGCTGAAAAAGTAAAAAACTTTATAGCACGTCTCAAGCACTCAAAGGGCATATACGCGGGGCAGGATTTTGTATTGCAGAGCTGGCAATGGGAAAAAATTATCAAGCCCCTATACGGGACACTAAATCCAGACGGTAGCCGCCAGTATAGAACCTGCCTTGTAATGGAGGCGCGCAAGAATGGAAAGACAACGCTTGCAGCCGCACTTGCGCTTTATCACTTATTTGCTGACAGGGAGCAGGGCGGCGAGATTTACTCGGCGGCAGTTGATAAGGACCAGGCTAGTTTAGTTTTTAATGAAGCGGCTGCAATGGTTAGAAATAATCCGATCCTTTCCGGCAAGTGTAAAATCATAGACAGCCAGAAAAGGATTGTTCGGTACAAGACCAATTCATTCTATCGGGCAATCCCGGCAGATGCAGCATCAGCGCACGGCTATAATGCGTCATGTATTATTTACGATGAAATGCACGCAGCAGCAAACCGTAACTTATTTGATGTACTTTCAACATCAATGGGCGCAAGGCAGCAGCCGTTGCTCTTGATTATATCAACAGCCGGTTATGATAAAAACTCGATTTTATATGAGCAGTATAGTTATGCTCAAAAAGTATCAAGGGGCATCATTAAAGACAAGACTTTCCTGCCGGTAATATTTGAGGTTGCTGAAAATGAGAACTGGGAAGATGAGGCTAACTGGTATAAAGCAAATCCGGCGCTGGGTACATTTAGAAATCTTGACGAGATGCGCAGTTTTTATACCAAAGCAAAAGAAAACCCGGCTGAGATAAATAATTTCAGGCGCTTATATCTTAACCAGTGGACATCTCAAGAGACTCGCTGGATCGATGTATCGAAATGGGATTTATGTCCATCAAAAATTGATTTAAAAAGATTAAAAGGTCAGGCATGTTATGGAGGGCTTGATTTATCAAGCACAACTGACCTAACCTCTTTTGTCCTGGTATTTCCTGACACCTTAGAGGTGCTGCCGTTTTTCTTTATACCACGTGAACGCATGGCTGAAATTGAAAAGCGGGATAGGGTACCTTATAGCGAATGGGCCAGAGAAGGTTTTATAAATATAACTAAAGGAAATGTCGTTGATTATAGTTTTGTAAAAAAAACAATTATAGATTCACTTGATACTTACCAGGTACAAGCAATTGCTTATGATAGGTGGAATTCCTCTCATATGGTACAGGAATTGATTGCTGAGGGTGATATTAAGATGGTACCTATCGGCATGGGGTATGGTTCTATGAATGCGCCGACCAAGTACCTTGAAGCTCTTGTGCTTGATAAGAAAATTAATCACGGTGCTAATCCTGTGTTAAGGTGGAATTTTGATAATGTAATGATTTCGACGGATTCAGCCGGAAACATTAAACCTGATAAAGCAAAATCAACACAAAAAATAGATGGTATTGTAGCTCTTATTATGTCACTTGACCGGGTAATGCGTAATGAGGAAACAACCTCGATATATGAGACCGAGAAAATTAAGACGTTTTAATTAAGGAATATTTTTATGGAAACTCCAAAATTTTTAAAATGGTTCAGGCGCAGCGCTGACCGCTCAGATTTGCTGAACCCGAAGAAATGGCTACTGGACGCTATTGCTGGCAACAAATCAATAATCAATGTCAGTGTAACCGAAGACAGCGCAATGAGGCAATCGGCTGTATATGCCTGTGTGAGAATACTTGCCGAAACAATAGCAAGTTTGCCCTTGAATGTGTACGAAAGGAAAAAGAACGGCAAATTTAAGTCAATAGAACATTCACTGTATGAAATACTGCACAATAAGCCAAACGAGTACATGACCTCATTTAGCTGGCGTGAAACCATAATGAGTACAATTCTGCTGCGGGGCAATACGGTAAACAATATATCATTTAATGGCAAGGGTGATGTAATAAGGATATTTCCTTATCCTTACAGCCGGGTAACAATAGAGATTAAAAACGGCGGTGTTGTTTACACTTACAAAAATGAAGAAAACTTAAATGAGGTTTTAGATAACGATAATGTGTTTCATATTCCCGGACTTTCCTTTAACGGCATTATAGGCATATCACCAATTACTTACGCAAAAGAGGCAATAGCATATACGATAGCACTTGAGCAGTTTGGAGAGTACTTTTTTGAAAATCGCACTAATGTTGGCGGTGTTGTAAGGCATCCGGGCAAACTATCAGAGACCGGCTCAGATAACTTAAGAAAATCCATAAATGACAGTTATACGGGGCTTGGCAATACACATAAAGTAATGCTGCTTGAGGAGGGCATGGAATTTACACCCATAACCATTGCGCCAGCTGATGCCCAGTATTTAGAACTTAGAAAATTTCAGTTAGAGGAAATTGCACGAATATTTAGAGTTCCGCCGCACCTGTTGCAGGATTTAACCAGAAGCACCAATAACAACATCGAACATCAGTCAATAGATTTTGTTGTGCATTCAATAAGACCCTGGCTGGTTAGACTTGAGCAGGCAATAAACTCAAGGCTATTTAAACCCAGTGAAAAGGGCAAGTATTTTGCTGAATTTGTTGTTGATGGCCTGCTTCGTGGTGATACGCAGTCAAGGTGGGAGGCATACGCAAAAGCAATACAAAATGGAGTTTACAGCCCTAATGATGTATTGGACTTTGAAAATAAAAATCCTTATGAGGGTGGAGATAAACATTTTATCCAGTTAAACATGCAGCCAGTTGAGGCAGTGGGGCAGCTTACAGATGATATTAGAAAAATAGCTGATACTTTAGAAATTAGGGAAGTAAAAGAAAAAGCTGTAACCAGTGATAAGCAGCAACGCAGCGCAAAAGCAAAAGCAAAGGTTGCAAAGGCTTATAAGGGATTGTTTGAGCAACTCACAGTAAGGATATTAAAGCGTGAAATAAAAGACGTAGCCGATATTTCTAAAAAGTCATTTAAGACAAGAGATAGCCAGATATTTAATGAAAAAATAGATTTGTATTACCAGCAGTTCAGGGATTTTATAAGAACGCAAGCACTTCCCGTACTGGAGACTTATTCAAAGGCTGTCTCTGTTGAGGCAGCAGATGAGGTTGGTATAAATCCAGAATTTGAGTTTAACAGGTATCTTGAAAAGTATAATGAGGGTTTTACTGCAAATTATACAAAGAAAAATGTACTTCAGTTAAAAAACGCTGTATCAAAAGCAATAAGTGAAAACAAAGACCCTGTTGAAGCTGTTGAAGCCCTGCTTGACAGGTGGGAGCGTGAAAGACCCGATGATATTGCTACTGAGGAAACAGTAAAACTTGCAGGGGCAATATCGTTATTGGTTTATAAGATTGCAGGCATCACAAAATATAAAGTAGTAAATACCGGCAGTAAAACCTGTCCATATTGCCAGCAGTTAAATGGAAAAATTGTTGGAATTGATAAATATGTAGTGGTTGACGGCCAGCAGCTCGGCGAGGGTGAAAACATAATGACTATAAGCGGAAATAAGGCGCATGCGCCGTTTCATGGCGGTTGTGTCTGTCAGGTCGTACCAGAGGGGTAAATGAAAAGACTGGTTTGTATACAGAGATTTGTTTTTGAAAACAGGACTTATTTTCCTGGTGATATTATTGAGGTGCTTGAGCGTATAGCGAGGCGCTGGGTATCAAGAGGGCTTGCTAAGTATGTTGACCCTAATGAGATTATTAAAAACATTTATACAAAACACGACAAAGTATCTGTTGTCGTACTTGTAAAAGACGCGCTGGATTATGTAAAGAAGTGTATTGATAGTCTGTTTAAATATACAGATAGATTTGAATTAATTATTGTTGATAATGCTTCAGGCAAAGAAACAAAGCAGTATTTAAAAAGCATTAAATGTAATGAATATAGGCTGATAACCAATAAAGCAAATAAGGGCGTATCTTATGGCTGGAATCAGGGCATAAAAGCAGCCAAATATGACTATGTATGTTTTTTAAACTCAGACACTTTGCTAACAGATAGCTGGCTCAGAAAAATGATGCGCGGCTTTAAGTATTCTGATAATGTCGGTATGGTCGGGCCTACATCAAACGGCGGGGCAACAGTAAAAAGCCCGCAGGTGCGCCACGACGTAAAAGCTGAGGATATAGACAAGTACGCTTCGGAGCTGCTTGATGATTATATTGAGGCCCCTGTTGTAGGATTTTGTTTTGTAGTTGCTAAAAAGGTATTTGATAAGATTGGCGGGTTTGATTATAAACGATATGGCCTGGCCTGTCATGAGGATATAGATTTTCTGTTCCGCATGAGAAAAGCAGGCTTTAAATCTGTATGGTCAAAGGGCGCTTATGTACATCACTTTGGCAACCGCACAATGATTGAAATGGGTATTAATGTAACTGAGATTAGAAAAGAGACACAGAAAAAACTTGATGCCAGACGGCTTGAAGAAGATTTATTTGTTGAAAATGACGCAAAGATTGAAAAAATAGAGGTTATATGCGATAGGCAAATCAAAATAGGTTTTGTTACTTACCAGGATTCACACCCACACGAGGAGGCGGCTTCAACAAGAATCAGGGTAACATGGGCGCTGCCTTATTTAAATGCTATTGTATCAGATAAGTATGGAGAGCTTACACTGTGCGATGTCGTGGTATTCCAAACAAGGTATTCGAGAAGCGATGTTGAGCTTGCAAAAGATTTAAAAAAATCAGGTACTGGCATTATAGCTGATTTTACTGACCCGCACTGGTTAAGGGAATACGAGCGATACAATAACGATTTTATAGATATGGTGGGGCTTGCTGATATTGTAACTGTATGCACTGATAAGCTAAAGGCTACATTTGAAAGCGCATTCAATAAAAAAGCATATATTTTAAAGGACAAATTAGATTTAAATTTATATAACAGGGTAAAAGAGCATAAAGACAAAAGCTCTTACAGGATATTATGGTTTGGGCATTCTTGCAATCTTATATCGCTTGAGCTTGCAAAAGATGACCTGGAGCGCTTAGGGGCTGAATTTGATATAACACTTGTATGTGTATATAACAGGGCAAAAGAATTTAATCCAGCGCCAATAAGAAATATAAAAATAGAAACTATAGAATGGTCAAACGATGAGGTAATTAAACAGTTAATTGATTCTGATATATCTATTAATCCAAAGTATGACAATTGGAAATCTTATAAGTCAAATAATAAAACCATAACAGCGCAGGCTCTGGGAGTGCCATGTATAGAGAATAATTTCTATAGCCAGATTAAAGAACTTTTATCAAGCGCTGATGTTAGAAATAAATATGCTAAAGATTGCCGGGCAACAGTAGAAAAAGAATATGATGTAAAATTTACAGCAAAAGAGTGGATAGATTATTCTGAAAGGATATTGTCAGGGGCTACAGAAGAGGTCGAGCCCTTAAAGTCAAAGCAGGACATTACGGTCTATACTTCCATAATCTGGGCTTATGACAGGCTGAGGGATGACCAGTTTATTAACAGCTCAGTAAAGTATAAAGCATTTCTTGATGATGATATTAAATCTAAAGTCTGGGATGTCCAGAAAATATACAGGCAATTTATAGACCCGTCAAGACAGGCAAAAATATATAAGGTGCTGCCGCATTTGTATCTTGATACAGAATATTCAATATGGCTTGACGGTAGAATGGCACTTAATACAGACCCGCAGGAGCTAATAGATAAATATTTAAAAGACGCTGACATAGCTTTATTTGCGCACCATAAACGGGATGATATTTATGAAGAGTACGCAAATGACTCTAAGCATTTACATAGAAAACTTGAGCCTGAATATCTATTCAGAATGCAGGTTGAGCGGTACAGGTTAGAGGGTTTTGCCCCACACAGCGGGCTTTATGAATGCACCGTTATTTTAAGGCGGCATACTCCAGCAGTTAAAAGATTGTGTGAGGAGTGGTGGGCTGAGATTTGCGCTTATACTGTGTGCGACCAATGCAGTTTTGTATATGTTGCAAAAAAGCAGGGTATAAAAATAAACACAATTGGCGGCAGTGTGTGGAATAACAGCTTGATTTTACGGGGGGATCATGTCTAAAAGGGTATTACTTTTTAATCCGCCGTTTGCGCGCATTATCGGACTTGAGCAAGACTATGTGCCGCTTGCATTGTTGCATATATCAACGCTGTTAAAACAACAGGGCTTTAATCCCTTTGTAAAGAACTTAAATATTACAGAGTATCTGGGTTATGTGGATTATCTTAATCGCAAGGTTGGATATGAAAAGTTTATGGACTTGTACCAGGCGCAGAAGTGGGAAATACACAAAGAAGTATCTGAGGCAATAGAAAAAGTAAAGCCCGATATGATAGGTTTTTCCGTACTTACGGCGCAGATAAAGATTGTCAATGATTTAATAGCATATATAAAAAGCCAGTATAACTTGCCGATATTTGTCGGGGGCGCAGGCGCAACGCTTAATACTGAAAAGATAAAAGCAAATATAATTTATAAGGGTGGCATCAATGATTTAGGGGCATTATCAGAAATAGAGCTGTATGACAATGATGTTTTAACTAATTATGCTTTTAGCCTTGAGGATTATGACGGCAATTTATATTTTGAGCATTTGCTTGACAATTACAAGGCTGATGGATTTGGTCATGTGTTCTCAAGCGTGGGCTGTTATTACAATTGCAGGTTTTGCGCTTCACCGGCAATATGGGGGCGCAAGGTATATTTTAAGCCGCTGCATTCTTTTTTAAGGGAACTGGACACGATAGCGGATAGGTTTGAGCCGTCAAAGTTTTTAATATGGGATGAAAATTTTACAGTAAACAATAACAGACTAAGAGAATTTTGCAGATTATATAAATTAAATATACCGTGGTCGTGTGATAGCAGGGTGAGCTCTTTAAATGAAGATAAAATTAAGATGATGAAAGAGGCCGGATGCTATCAAATCAATCTTGGAGTAGAGAGCGGATGCCAGAGGACACTTGACTATTTAGGGAAAGGTCTAAAACTGGACGCAATCAAGGCTACATTTGACTTGCTAAACAAATACGATATCAAAAGTAAGGTATATATGCTCATGGGATTTCCTGAGGAAACCGAAGCCGACATCATGGAGAGTATAGAGTTTGTAAAAGCAAACAAGCCTGATTATGTGACGCTTAGCCTTTTTACTCCCTATAGGAATACATCCCTATATGATGAATGTATAAAAAAGGGCATTATAGATAGCACATATGATGAATCGGATCACAGCCACCAGTCGGGCAGGTTTATAAAGATGATACATCCTGAAATTGATATTGATGAAATAATAAAAGAGGTTGACGCAATAAATGCTAAATGCACTTGAGATAACAACAAAGATAGGTTGTATAAATAATTGCAGTTATTGCCCACAGGATTTGCTTATAAAAGAGTATAAAAAAATAAGCAATATTACATCAATGAGCCTGGACACTTTTACAGGCTGCATAAAGAAAATTGATGATAGTGTAGAGATACAATTTACCGGGATGTGTGAGCCTTTCCTTAATGGTAAATGTATAAACATGATAAAGCTTGCCGCAGTTAGAAATAATGTTCGGGTATCAACTACTTTAATTGGCATGAAGTTTAAAGACATTGGGGCGCTGGAAAAGATTAACTTTGTTGCATTTGATATCCATTTACCAGCCAGCAGCGGTGATAATATAAAAGTAGATAAAAATTATATAGATTTACTCAAGGCTGTATCGTTAAGCAGCATACCAAACAAGCAATATCACTATCACGGCAGGAAACTACATCCCGGTATTGATTTTATAAAAGCAGATAAGGTAAAGGCTCATTCAAGGGCTAGCAATGTAGCCAGTAAAAAGGATAAGGCTAAGACTGGTGTTGTTTACTGTGAAAGGGATTATAAATGCCCTGTGCTGCTGCCAAACGGAGATATAGTTTTATGCTGTATGGATTATGGGCTAAAGCATAGGCTGGGCAATCTTTTAAAGCAGGATATAGCAGATATATATAATTCACAGAATTTTAAAGATATTTGTAATGCCTTAAAACAAGATAGCAACAGTATGTGCCATAAGTGTGAGGCATTTGGCAAAACAAAACTCAAGGAATATGGACTTGAGCATTTAAGTATTTACGAATAAGGAGTTATTATGTCAAAGATATTAAAAGAATTGCGCTCTTATCCTGTTGAGTTAAGGGCAAGTAAAGAAGATGAAAAGCTGGTAGGGCATTCGGCAGTATTTGAGCAACTGTCTGAGGATTTGGGCGGATTTAGAGAAAAAATAAGGGCAGGCGCATTTGCTGAAAGTATAGGGCAAGATGATATAAGGGCGCTGTTTAACCATGACAGTAATTTTGTACTGGGTAGAAATAAGAACAAAACTCTTGAACTTGAGGAAGATGATACAGGGCTTAAAGTATCAATACAACCTCCGGATACACAGTGGGCAAGGGACTTAATGTTTTCTGTTGCTCGTGGTGATATTAACCAGATGTCGTTTGCTTTTGAAACATTAATTGATGAGTGGGATGAGTCGGGTGTTATACCGATTAGGACGCTTGTTAGAGCCAAACTGTATGATGTATCCGTTGTAACCTATCCGGCATATCCTCAGACATCGGTAGGCGTTAGAAGTCCTGAAGATATTTATAAGTCTTTTGAGACAGATAGGCAAAAAATGCTTGAAGAAGAAAATCAGAAAATAACTGAGGTACAACTAAGGAAGAAAATAAAAGAGGCAAATATTAGAATGAAAATAAAGATGTTTCACAGGTAAGTAAACATAAACAATTTAATTAAACAAGGCACTCTTTATGGGTGCTTTTTTATTGCAATCCGCAGGAGTGGATTTGTAGCAATAAGTTTTAAACAGGAGTTTATTACTTAATT